AGCTAGGGTGGTGCAGAAGTCTGCCCACGCGGTAGTTGCGCTCGGACACGAGGTGCGACGACGATTATGGCCCTGCCTAACAGGCGCCAACTTCGTGACGTCACAAGGGTTGAAGGACCCTGAGATGTCTGAGATCGTTTTCCGCAAGGCGAAAGTCAACAGTAGGATCTATTCTGCTGATTTCTCTGCTGCCACCGACTTACTCTCTTTTGGGCCACTTGACGTAGTGGCGGACGTTTTGGGCGAGGACCCTCGCGTACTGTATAAAGGACATTCCCTCCTGATCGATGGAGAAGTTGTCGTTCCAGTACGTGGTTCTTTCATGGGTCTCCCCGCCTCATGGGCTGTATTAAGTCTAACCCATTTTATCATCGCACGCCGTGTAGATCCTTCGTTATCTTTCAGGATCAAGGGCGACGATTTGATAGCCTGTTGGGACGACGACCAGATCCGGTCGTTCGTTGAGCAGGCGGGTTCCCTTGGATTGGTAGTCAATGATAAGACATCAATCTCCAATGATCGCGGTATATTCTGTGAGAAGGTCTATTCACGAGAATACCGCGGCACTTCTACTGTTCTCAAGAAGTTGCCGATCATTGGTATACGCAGTTACCTCAGGCCACTGGACCAGAGCGGAGCGATCTCGCTTCCTGGTTCAGAATTCGCCTCGTCCGCCTTGAAAAGTGGTTACCCGAGGAAGACCCTCGTTCATCTACAACGCCTTTGCTTCTCTAAGATCTGTAAGGAAGCGGCGCTCTACGGTGTAAACCCTTACCTACCAGAATTTGCTGGAGGCTTAGGATTAGCGCCTTCCCGGCCTTTGAAGAAGGTCCCGGAAGCTGACGCTTTCGTTTACAGTGAGCTCCATAACGGTGGTTTACTTAAACCGTTAAAGGATGTTAAGATGGACGGAGAGCTCCTCCGTGAAGTAACCAAGATCGCAGATCGAGTTCGATATGTGCGAGATTTACCTGGGGTCGTATCAGATCCCGGATGGGACTCCGAATATGCTAAGGTGAGGTCATACTATACATGGTACGACTCAGCTCGCTTAGGTAAGGCTCCGGTTGTTAGACCAGAGTCCCTACAGCTGAAGCTTCGCCGCCTTTCTCATATTCGTCGGAAGTCCCAAGGAAGGAAGGCAGAACACCTTTCTTTCCTAGCGAAGGGTACAGGGATAACGTACTCTTCCTTCTGGGAGATAGGACCTTTAGTCCCATTAAGTAAATCTGTAGCACGTGTCAAAGAGGACTTGTCCTTTTGTGCTAGCGCCGTTCAAAGCGCCAGTTGGTCAAAGACAGCTGGTGTTAGAACTGACCAGCCAGAAGTTTCGTCAATTAAGAAACTTCCCAAGAGTAACCTAGGTTCCCTATTACTAGGTAATAGTCGACTAAGTCACCGTCTTGATTAGCCTCTCTATTGAGATGTGCAGGCACCGTCCTGGGATAAACCGG